CCAGGTGGGTCTTTGACTCTGGGCACTTGATCTCGACCATGCCATCAGCCCCAACAAGGCCATCAGGAGACGCTCCAGCCATCGCAATGGTCGGGTGAGGGATAAAGCCTACCTCCTCCACCAGAACGCCTCTATAAGCCTCGTATGCGGCTCTAGCGAACTGCTCTTGATCGATGCCCCACTGAATAGCGGCGCTGGTGTAACCCTCTGCTCGCTGGCCTGTGATGCGCTCCAGCACGAGCTGGGTCATGTAGTGACCACGATCAGCACCGTACCCGGTCTTGGTCTTGACCATGACTTTGTGCAGATTACTGGCCGTCACTTTGCCACATCTGGCGTTGTGCCATGCTTCTGTGCGCTGCTCAGTCATGATCGTCCCTAGCCTTCATCATTGCGTCGGCAATGGCATAAGCTCGCTTTGCAATCTTGTGCGTGTTATGCCACCAGTCGAGGTTCATGTCATCCTCAACCCCTTGCTCTAGACCGCCAGCCAATGCCTGTCCAGCAAAGTAGTCGCGCAACGTCATGCCACACCACTCATGATCGTGATTGATGACAACCTCAGGATCTACTGGGAAAGCTGGTTTTATGTAGTCTGTCATGCTGCTTTCTCCTGCTTGGCTGCGTCTTTCAGACTGGCTTGGTGCTTGGCCCAGAACCTGGACTTGGCGGCTGAGACTGGGATCTCTTTGAATGCAGCCTCCAGTGCGCTCATGCCATCGAATGAGGCCTCACGCAATGCCTCTAGATGCTTCTCTTCAAAAGCATCATCTTCTGCCTCTGTTGGCGATGGTGCACCCTCTGGTAGATCCTCACCGGCATAGATGTACAACCCAAGACCATGAAGGCCAAGCGCTTTGGTCATACACCGCATGATGGCTGTATTTACTTGAAAAGCATCTGGATTGGAGATTGCTTGGTTCTTGTGATTCATCACCGGAAGTTGGCAAGTCATTGGCTTGCCGAACATGGTGACAGTCACCCAGACCATTGCCGTGCCGTTGATTTCCATGTAGCACTTGTCTCCGAACATCTCCACTTTGAATGTGGAAGTCGGGTCAGCTTTGAGTGCTTCAGCCCAGGCCCAGGCCCATGATAGGTAGGTCAGGTTGTTTTTCTTCTCGATGCGCTTGCTGACATCAAGTTTCAAAAGGCTCTCGATACTCATCTTCTCTCCTTAAAGACCGCTGCGGGATGCTGCGGCATGGGCTTGATTGTACAGTTATCTAAACGCCACACAAGACTTTTTCATAGGGACTAACCCTAGCCTGTGGCTGGTAGATGTAGAGTACACTGTACGGATGACCAAAGAAGAGGCGATCAAACTGGCGGGTTCGCAGGCCGAGCTAGCGCGTATCCTGGGAGTTACCAGGGGAGCGGTGAACCAGTGGGTGAGAATGCCAAAGGGCAGGGTCTATCAGTTGATGGTCATCAAACCCGAGTGGTTCCGGATAGAGTAGAATTTTGGACGTTGGCTACCTTTAGCGGGGGAAAAGGCGATTCGTTACCGCCCTGCCATACGTCCACCTCAGTAACGACTGACCGAGAACGTAAGGTTGTCATGCATTACTACCAATTCAATATTGGTGACTACAAGTCACACACCGAGCATCTTTCGGAAATGGAAGATCTCGCGTACCGCAGGATGCTCGACTGGTACTACTTACACGAGCGCCCAATCCCAAACGACTTAGAAGAGATCGCCCGCCAGATCCGTATGCGAACGCATTGCGAATGCATTGCGAACGTATTGCGAGAGTTTTTTGTGCTTGCTGATGATTACTGGACAAACAAAAGAGCGGAGTCCGAGTTAGGCAAGATTGCAGACAAATCTGCCAAGGCATCAGCCAGTGCAAACGCTAGGTGGGGCAAAAAGGACAATAAAATCAAGCGCTTACCAAGTGATGCGAACGCATTGCGAACGCAATCCGACCGCAATGCGAAGGCAATGCTACACAAGACACAAGACACAATACACAAGACACATATAAACCCGCCTGACGGCGTGTCGTCTCAGACTTGGGAAGACTTCAAAAAACTCAGGAAAGCAAAGAAGGCGATCATCACGGAGCGGGTCATTGACGGACTAAGGAGCGAGGCCAGCAAGATCGGCTGGACGTTGGAGCAGGCTTTGTCCGAGTGCTTGCTGCGCGGCTGGCAGTCTTTCAAGGCAGACTGGGTGAAGTCGGAAAAGAAGGACGTGATCTTTCAAACCGTTCCGACACCAGTCGGAGCAGACAGGGCGCTGCGTGAAATCGAGGAAAGTCGCAGGCTGTCAATCCCAATGCCTGACAACATCCGCGAAAAACTCGCGTCTTTAAGGGGGATGAAATGAGCGCAAACGAAACCCAAGTGGCAGGCCAGCACTACAAAACCGAGATCCAGCCGTGGGATTTCATCGCTGCCAACAAACTGGACTACTTCGAGGGAAACGTCATCAAGTACGTCAGTCGCTGGAGGGTTAAGGGCGGCGTGGAAGATCTACGCAAAGCCCGGCACTACCTGGACAAACTCATCGAGATGAATGTCAAACCATGACCTATGAGCAAGCGCAAAAAATCCTCGACAGGGTACGAGAGGGTGTCAACTACCCGCCTGGGATTGTGGACTTCGCCCTACAGCTCACCGGCGATCTTGATGCACATGAGACGCACGGAAGCCAAGGAGTGGGTTCAGAGATACAAACGCAAGGCCAGTGCCGATGGGGCAGAGCAAGCCAGGATATGGTGGGCCGGTATTATTTCGGCAATTGAACGAAAACGCGGCATCGAGGCTGCAACCGAGCTACGGCGGCTCATGAACGAGGAGCGAAGCAAGTGACTTTCATGGTGCAGTTCACGGTAGACGCAAACCCAGTCCCCAAGGGCAGACCCAGGTACAGCGCCAGAGCGGGCTTTGTCCGGACGTACACCCCAAAAAAAACCAGCGACTACGAAACCATCGTCCGGGAAACCGCACAACAGGCAATGGGGCAAACCGAGCCTCTAGAAACGCCTACAGCGGTCTATCTGTACATCAGGCTACCTATCCCTAAGTCATACCCTAAGAAGCGCTTGCAGGCCTGTTTAAAGGGCTTAGAGCGGCCTATCAAGAAGCCGGACATAGACAATCTGGCTAAATCGGTACTTGATGGCCTAAACGGGATCGTTTACCGGGATGATGGCCAGATCGTTAGCCTACATGTCACCAAAGTCTATGCATCGGTGACAGGTGTTGACGTACTGGTGAGGGAAGAATTGCCATGAAAAAAGGCCCCGAAGGGCCATTGGTTAACGTTTGCCGAGGATGATTCTCAGCAATAGGGCTAATCCAGCATAGAGCATACCGAGGCCTCGATTTGTTCGATGATTTGAGGGTCTAGGACTGGCATGATATCCAGCCCGTGTACTTTGGCTGATGTTAGGTAGGCCACTGGAGGCCATGCTGGCCCGCATGTCGCTGACTCAGGGTCATGGTTTGCGGGTTCGCCAGGGTCATATGACAGCTCACAATCTAGTGTGATGTCAGACCCAGCGTCATAAGTGTGATGTATTGTTCTCATGGGTGAATCAATAAAACAAAATGTCAAAGTAGGCAAGGCCAAGGGCAGCAAGGGCAATGCCGAAAAGGATAGCGGCGAGGATATCGAGGGTGTTTTCTGACATGTTGGGCTCCGATTGATTGATTAAACGTTACAGCACCCGCAGCAAGGGGCATCCTCACACCAGCCAGGATAGCGGGCTTGCATTGTTTTCATTCTTCGTTTTCCTCATATTGATAAGCCTTGACTGGACACCTAAGATCTAGATTTTTGTCGGAAAAGTGTTTCCTAGCTTGATCTAGTGCTGATTCTCTTGTGTCTGCTATTACGGAGACACCACTATGAGAAAATTCACCAATAGCACCATTGGGGCGTGTCTCATAAACAATAAACCAAGGTTTCATGATGTGCCCCTTAGTGCAAAGCATAGGAAACGACGGCATCCGTCCAGCACAGACGGCAGTCACGGCATTCTCCGTTTTGAGACGGTGCATTGCAGGATTGACCATGTACAGGCTTGCCATTGCTATGCACATTGGATGCGGTAATGCCAGGGATGCCCTGTAGGCTTGCGGGTATCTTTACGGGTTGATCTGGGTACATGGCAGACAGACGGATTGTCAGATTAGCGGGCAATGCGCCATGCTTGGCAATGTACTCTTTGACAATTCCATATTCACGGGTTGGCAACCAATGCTCACATTTTGGCGTCGCATTGCAGACGGCAGCGATTAGTTCTAGATGAGCCAGACCCTGCAAGTCTCCGCTATCGTGCCAGCGAAAATAGGCATCCTGGGCAATGTGGGCAACCATGCCAGACACCCAAGCCTGTGCATGGTCTGTGCTATCCATAGCGAGCCAGACGCTATCGAGCCGGGCAAACTGTGCGGGCTTGATGGTTTTTGCGTACTTTGCGTAATTGCCCTTGTCGGCATAGCAGCTGGCACAGATAGATCCTGCAATCTGGGCCATCTTGAACCCTGTCTGGCAGGATTCAGTAGGCAGGGAGAATGAGCGGCAGGGCATCTTTGTGGTCTGAGTGACAGACCCGCAGACCGCAGTAGCAGCCGCTTTAGTGATCGGAATGATTCGCATGATGGTTCCAAATAGACCCGTGAGGGCATTAAAGATGGCCCCGAAGGGCCAGGGTTGATTAGATGATGAATTCGTCGCAAAGTTTGTCGCTGTAGTCGTTCATGATGGCCATCACATCGTCCCAGCCCTCGCCCATCGAGCAATCGGCTATTGCATCCCAGCCATCATTGCCAAGGACAATCACGGCGCAATGTGCTTTAGGCTGATCGTCGCGCTTGAAATACATCCGGCACTCATCGAGGTTAAAGACTAGTGCCATCGCTTCAGTCTCTGTGGCCACCCACTCCATCTGCTCACCGTCCCAGATCTTGGTGAGTTTGTAGCCGTGAGACTTGGCCGCGCGTATGAGTTTGCGGATGACGCGCTTTTCGATTGCGATCCGTTGTTCGAGGTTCATGGTTAGACCCTCTCGCTGATGTCTTGAGAGACACGCTGAAAAAGGCTCTGGAAGGCTTCCAGAAGGCTATCCATGTTGCCTCTGTCAGCAACTAGGTAGGCTTTGCCTATGTAGGTTGCAAAAGCACCATAGCGGCCGTTAGACATAGCCATAGCGGCTTTGTATGCGTCGTCTTTAGTCATGTTGACTCCTGAATAGACCCCTGAGGGCATTGGTTAGAGAGGACAAAAATCTGACCCTCTCACATATAGTGCATAACAGAATCGTGCCAGTTCGCGTAAGTCGTTGATTTATAAGACCCATCCAAAACCCTAATGTATAGAATTACAGTACTCTATACACCACCACTTAGGGTTATTACCTAGACTACCAGGTAGATGGCTGGGTCAGATCAAGCCCTTAAAACGACCCTTTGGAACCCTTAGAATCAGCAGCCTTAACAATTGCGGAGGTTAGTGACATGGGATGTCATTCAAGGCAGGACACGAGAGTATTCAAGAGAACCCTCAGTGATGAGCAGCGAGAAATTCTCCTCTCAGCGGGCCAGGGTGATTTGACAATCGGCTTTCATGAATGTCTGGCCTTGTGGGTTGCCATCCATCCGCTAGGGGTTTCATCTGTCCCCAATTTATTG